GAAATTATTTCAAAATGTCTCTAAAAAAGCAATAAAAATTAATGGAATTAATTATTGTCCGCCTAATTTTCTACGTATGGCAATGTATCTTGAATTATCACGCCCTATGGGAGATGTATCTAGATGGGAAAAAGTCCTAAAACGTATTAGTTTATTAAATAAAAATTATCCACTAAAAGGTATATTATGCGATAAACAAGATTTTCAAAGAAAATATGAAGGAAAAGAAGAGGATCAAGCAGCCATATATGAAATTACCAGAACTTCATTTATTAATCAGGGTTTAGTTTTTTTTGGAGGTTACGCATCAACTTTATATAGTAAATATATGCCATATAAAGAAAGAAAACAAATTTCCAATATTCCAGATTTTGATGTATTAAGCGAAAATCCACAAGAAAGTGCTACTATTTTGAAAGAACAACTAATCTATGAAGGTTATAAAAATGTCAAAATTTTTAAAAAACAACCAATCGGAGAATATGTCGATATTCATTATGAGGTTATTGTCAACAATGATGTTATAGCGTTTATTTATAAACCTACTGCTTGTCATAGTTACAATATAATAAATATTAATGGACAAAAAATAAAAGTGGCATCAATAGATACCATATTAAGTTTTTACTTAATATTTATATACGCAAATAGACCTTATTACGATGAAAACAGATTGTTATGTATTGCTGAGTATTTATTTAAAGTTCAGTTAAAAAATCGTCTTCAACAAAAAGGTTTGTTGCGAAGATTTAGTGTATTATGTTATGGAAAACAAAAAACATTGGAAGATATGAGAGAAGAAAAAGCAAAATTATATGCCAAAATTAAAACAAACGAAGTATCACGTAATTCAAAATTATATAATATGAATTTTTTTAGATATATACCTAAAGAAGATTATGACATTAAAAATAAATCAAAAAAAAATATAAAAAAACGTGCTAAGCGCACAAAGAAACGCAAAAATTATTAAACCATGTTTGTATTTGTAGAGATAATTTTATTTATACATCATAAAATATTCTACACTTTTTATGTTTTGTCGATGCCAATTTATATTTCTTACAAGGAGTTTTTGTAGATCTTAATTTTAATAAATTAAGTTTATTATATATTTCTTTATTTATTATTTTTTGGTTTGGTTTTTTTTTATTAAAAATATATTTTACATAAGAAATATAAGGAGCAAACAATTTTGTATTTTCTACTTCAGGATGGCCTTGAAATCCAAAAAATGGATATTTTTTATGCTTGATTATATCTACAAACTCTTTTTTATTTTTATCTAAACAAGTAGCAATAACTTCGTAGTTTTTTATTTTGTATTTCGAATCAGCAGCTAGTCTATGACTATGATATAATTTCTTGGTTTTATTAAATTTAGATTTAAATAAGTTTCCCATAGTGGTATTTTTAAATTTTGGTATTGTTTTAATACCATCTGAGTTTACATTAATAAAAGTGTTTTTTATGTTTTTATTTGATATAGCAATTTTATTTTCAATCAAAATCATACATTGATGACTATGACATATTGATAATATTGGAATTATTATTTTATTAGCAGCAAGCATTTTTACTTTTTTTACTATATATTTTTGTGTTGAAAAATGTTGTTTAATAAATTTGTTATCATAATAATTTCCACGATGATTTGCTGTAAAAAATAAACCATCTAAATTTGGCAGTATTTTATTTAACTCAAGTTTTGTAATAGTGTATGGAATTATAATATAATCAATTGAATATTTTTTTAAAAAACTTATTATGTCTGCTGTTAAAAATATTTTATTAGATACAAATTGTTTTTTAGTAACTGGATCTTTTATATAAGGAGTAGGCAATATACCTATTAGAGGTTTGGTTCTATGTATATTCATAGTATACTATTATTAGTATATATATTTACCAATTAGTAAATATATTTACCAATTAGTAAATATATTTACCAATTAGTAAATTATTACTAATAATGCTTACATAGCGTCATAAAATATATAAAATTTTACTAATTAATAATTATTACTAATTATTATTAATTATTATTACTAAAGTATATTTACATTCTTGGGAAACCAACCAAATTAGCACCAATGCCAAAACCAGCACCAGATCTAGCAGTTACACCCATAGTAGGAATGAAAGTATCTAATATAGAGAATGTGGCGGCGGCCATTAAAGCAATAATAGCAATTTCTTCCATTTTCAATGGTTTTTGTGGAATGACAAAAGCAACTATTGCCACCATTAAACCTTCAATCAAATATTTCACGGCTCTTTTAACTAATTCACCCATACTGAAATTCATTTTGTTTTATAATAATACTCGAGAAAAAAATTATATTTATACACAAATTAAATTTAATTAATTAAATTAATTTAATTAATTAAATTAATTAAAATTTAACTATATAAAATTGCCTAAATAATTATTATTTAAAATTAAATTTTATTTATAATTTATTTAATATAATGTTTAAATTTAATACTTAAAATTATATTAAAATACTAATTTATAAAATGTTTAATAAAAAATCTTCTAAATCTTCTAAATCTAAAGATAAAGATAAAGATAAAGACAAAGATAAAGATAAATTAGTTAATAACTTAGAAAAAGCACAATATGTAGATTTATTAGATGAAGATAAACCTATAGGTGGTCAAAAATACGTATGTCTAAGTTTTATTTCTCCTGAAGACCATATTAAAAATAAAGAATTATTTTATTTTGAAAAATTCCTAAAGAACTTTGAGTTTAAAAAAACTTTTGAAAAATATACACAATTTTTGAGTTTTTTAGCATACAAATATAATTTAGATTTTAATAAGTTAAGCAAAGATATGGAGGAGTTTGTAGAAGAGGAAAAAGAAAATTTATTTTTAACTACGCTAGATGATGAATATAAATCATTTATTGATGCTAAAGAAGAACTATTACAAAAAGAGTATAATGAATTACACGAGTTTCAAACAAATACAAGAGGTATTAAAGTGCGAGGTGTATTTGGTTCACAAGAAGAAGCAGAAATGAGATGTAAGATGTTAAGAGAACATGACCCAAATCACGATGTTTATGTTGGCGCAGTCGGTATGTGGATGCCTTTTCATCCAGAAGCATATAAAACAGGACGCGTAGAATATTTAGAAAAAGATTTAAATGAACTTATGAGTCATAAGAAGAAAAATGATGAAATTTCTAAAGAACAATTTAAAGAGCGTGTAAAAGAAAGTAAAAAGAAAGCAATTCAAGAAAATATTGCTAAAGCTCAAAAAGAAGGTAATAAATTAATGCAAACTATTGATGAAGAAGGTAATTTAATAAATGCGGACAGAATGGATGTTCCTGGTAAAAATCTGCTTTTTGGCAACAATGAGGACGATGATGTATCTACTGCTGATTTGCGCAAAGAATTATTTGAGGCCGAAGACGTTATTGTGGGAAGAAAGAAAGATGACGATCACGGATTAGGAGAACTATTAGAAAGACAAAAAGAACGTGCTAAAAAAATAGCAACATCAGAAACAACAAAAGGAGAAATGAGCAATTTAGAACTATTGGCTGATTGTGCTATAAAAGAAATTAAAGATTAAAACTTAAACATTAGTTATTTATATATTTTCTAAATTTATAATATTTATTGAAAAATATTATATTATATTATAATAATATGTTTGGCAAATACAAAAACAAATCTAGTAAAAAAAAAATACGTTCAAGAAAGTCAAGAAATAATAGAGGAGGTCTTGTATTTGTTGGTGGTGGAATAGGAGATGACTTTAGTGGTATTATAGATCGTGCAATTAAATCACATATAATGCACTTACCAGAGTGGTGGGACGAGGGTGAGGAAGACAAGAAATTATTAGACACTATTGTTACTACTCTTAATACGTTAAAACCTGCCGCTAAATTACAATTTTTAAATAATCGAGTATATTCTAGCATATTAGAAAAAGAAGCAGAATTTAAAACTTCTCCTATATTATATTCAATATATAATTTTGTAGTATTACGTATTGACAATAGTGGTGTCGAAGAAGCTGTGCTAAATATTAAAACACATCTATATGATTTAGTAACAGCACATATTAAAGAAGTTACATTAGGCACAATTAAAGCAGACCGCTTTATGTTCTATTGTAAAATGTTGACTAGTGTTCGTGATAGTCTTGAAGGAAATTTAATTGAAATTGTAAGAAAAAAACTTGAAGGTCCTGGTGTTAGTGACTACATGAGGTAGAATACAGCATTAATAATTTATAATATTTTTAATAAATATTATAAATAACTTTATTACCATTTTGTTTTGCGGACATTTATTTTAGGTCCTTTTTTCTTATCTCTTATATTTGGGTCATACATTTCTTCTTCATTATCAGAATCTAAATTTTTGCTAATTTCCCAAAACTCTTTTGAACCTAATTTGAATGCTTTATGATGGTCTGCTTTATACCAAAAAATTTGGTCCTGTAATTTATTGGATTTAGCATTATTATTTATTACTAAACACTCAAAATTTTCCGTACATTGATCCATTACTTGACAAAAACTTTCAAAAGTTGGAAACATACCAGCATAATTCTCATAAATACGCCGCCTATTTGCTATATATGGTTCGCGTAAAATGAAAACATAATCAATATTTGTGCGTAAATTTGGAGGAATACCTAAAGGATATTGCATAGTGATTACCAACATTATTTTCCAATGACGCCCATTCATAAAAAGTAGACGCATCATTTTATCTTTAGTCCAACTACCATCATATAAACAATCATCTAATATAACAAACGCACGAGGGTCTATATTTGATTTTTTATAAACCTCTATTTCTTTTTTTACTTGCTTCAATACTGTTTTTTGCCTTTTTAAAATATTTTCTATAATAGCAGTATTATATTCATCGTGAATAAAAAGTTTTGGA